CTCTAATCTGTAGAGTACATGCGCACCGGGACCAATCCATTAATCTGGAGGAAAATTCTGGGAAAGCACCTACTAATAGGGTTTCTTCGTCTGTTAAACCATTCGTTGATAAGGATGATTTAGAGGTGGGTAAGACTGTTTACAAATTTGTAGATAGTCTATGCCCAAAGGGTGCTATGAAAGGTATCCTTCGTGGAACCTACTTAGCACACCGTCGCAAGTTGAAGAAACTACCTGCAATGGTAGTGGCTCTTCAACTAAAGGAGGATTTTCTCCTAATTAAGAATTACTTCTTAATAGGGAAAATCACGGGTGTATCACAAGAACCTATTTGGCGAAAAACCAATAGTCTTGGAGTACCACCGTATCTTTCAATAGTTGTTGACCCTAGTTTTAGGGCCAATTGACTAGAGAAAGTACTCCTTATTACGCTCCTCCGATCCTACCGAAGAATGGAAACATGGACGAATTTGCCAGATTTGTCCACAATCCTACAACCAATAAAGATTAAGAATTACCGTAAGGTTATTTCTCTTTCAATAAAGGTGGATTCGGTATGAAAGGAACAAGGTCTGCCTATCTTTGATAGGAATAAGTTTAACCCGAAGGCCTTCGTTGGTACTCAGACGACACTTGAAACAGTGTCTATGATTTCCTCGACAGGTCCTTCAGGTAATACCTTACTTAGCCGACTTCTAGATCTTTCTAACTTAGCTGCTAGTCCCTTCCGTTTATGGTTAGTTCTAACCATCGGGAGGAAACTAGGCCAACTTATAGGGGAATGGGAAAGTCTTGGTATTGCACCAAAACCGTACCTTCTCCCCCTTAAGTTAGCTACCCAGTTTAAGGATATTCCATTATGGATTAGTAACCTTAATGGAAAACCCCTACTTCGGGAAAGAATCACTAAGCGATGATTAAATCGCCTTGCTATCTTTCCTGATGGTCTAGGTAAGCTTCGTTATATTGCAATTTGCGATTGACCGACTCAGTCGGTATTGCGCTCTTTGCATTACCTGATCTTTGGTTTACTCCGTTATTTAAAAACAACGGATGCTACCTTTGATCAGGGAAAGATCTATGATTGATACCAATGTCATAAGGATAAACCCTTATATTCATTGGATCTTTCTGCGGCTACTGACCGTTTGCCTCTCCCTCTCCAGGCTATCCTTCTCACTAAGATTTTTCAATCTAAGTGATTAGGTTTAACCTGGATGGTTCTAATGCAGACTTCCTTCTTCCGTCATAACGGTCGAGGGATCTATTATCGCGC